GGAGCAACAACTGTTGTTACTTCAGATGTAAGTGATACTGCTAGAGTAGGTGCTGGTGTCCTTCAATCAGCTCCAGCTACAACTGAATATTGTTGGATTCAAGTAACTGGTCCAGCAACATTAACTACTGCTTTAACAGCAGGTGCTGATGGTAACGCGTTGACATTAATCGGAGCAGGAGATGGAACACTAGATGTTGTAAATGCTGCTACTGATTCTGCTTGTGCAACTGCTATAGATGCAAGTGCCAAGATAGTAATGTGTCAATTTCCATTGTAGCATTAAAATATATAGAGGGTGGTTTATACTGCCCTCTATAAACTAGGAGAGTAAAATGGCGAGAGGAAATTTAAGAATAAATATATTTAAAGATAAGAATATCGATATGGTCGAAATGAAGTTAATTGGCGACCCAAATACTGTAATTTATAAAATGCAGGATAAAAAAGAACAAATTAAAAAAGATTTTCCAGAAGAATATAATGCTTATTATAATAATAAAAAAATCCAAAATGGAACTCCTTTAAAAAAACTAAAAAGTTTAAATAAAAATAAAATTAAATTTTTTGAGATAGAAGGTATTACGACTATAGAGCAATTATCAGATTTATCTGACGGCGCCTGCCACGGATTAGGTAAAGATGTATTAGATTGTAGAAAACAAGCAAAAAATTATTTAGCTATAGAAAATGATATACAACCATTACAAGTAGTAGGTAAAGAATGACTTTATTAACAATATGTCAAGATGCTGCAAATGAGATAGGAGTTCCATCTCCATCTACTGTGATAGGCTCAACTGATACTACAAATATACAATTATTAGCTGCTGCCAATAGAGAGGGTAAAAATCTTGTAGCAGGATATGATTGGCAAACATTAATTAAAGAAGAAGCTCATACAACATTAGCAGCAGAAAGTCAGGGAACTATGACTGCTATAGCTTCTGATTTTTTACGATTTAGTAATGATACAATGTGGAATAGAACGACAGATAGAAAATACTATGGACCTCTTAATAACTCACAATGGCAAAGATTAAAAGCCAGTGTTAGTAGTGGAGTTACTAATTATTTTAGAATTAGAGGCAATTCGCTATTATTTCACCCAGCTCCACCAGCAGGAGAAAATGTTTATTTTGAGTATATTGGTAAAAATTGGGTTGACACTAATGGTGATGGCTCAGCTAATGCAACCAGTTATGCAGCAGATAGTAATACAACAGTATTAGATGAAGATTTAATAACTTTAGGAGTTGTTTGGAGATTTTTAAAACAAAAAGGATTGCCTTATAATAATCAATTTGAGGAATATAAATTAAAATTATCAGAGAAGCAATCTAAAGATGGTGCGAAGCAAATCATTCGTATGGCAGGACCTAATAGATTATATCTACCTGTTAACGAACCAGAAGGTAACTTCTCACTTTAAATTTAAGGTGAGTTATGGAAGACGAAGAACTAATTAATATTTTAAGGCGAAAAGCCGTTAAAGAAGATTTATTGGACAAGACATTAGGAGATAAACCTAAATTTGGCTCTATCCAAGATGCCACTAGAAGTTTAATAGATAGCGATTATAACCCAGAGGGAACTGTTTTAAGCCGAGCTTTAGGGATGACTAAAGAACCAGAAATGGCAACCAATCAAATAAATCCATATCCTGGTGGTTATCAAGATAGAACTCAAGAATTTGGAGTTATTCCTATAGTAGAAGACGAAAATCCTTATAGAGATAAATTAGATGAATTAGGTATAAGTGTTAATAGACCTTTACCATCAGGAAAAGATATAATATTAAATCCTGTTAAAAGCAAAGATATATTAGTAAATAGATTAAAAGAATTACCTATTGATATTTTAGCAGAAATGTTAGGAATTGCTTAATGGCTACTTTTACTCCAACAGGAAAAAGCACATCTTTATCTGCTCCTATTGGTGGATTAAATACTAGAGATGCGGTTGACCTTATGCCACAAACAGATGCTATTCGATTAGATAATTTTTTTCCTGGTTCTACAGATGTTAGTTTAAGAGCAGGTTACACTGACCACGCAACAGGATTACCTAGCACCGTTCAAACATTAATGTCTTATTCTTCTCCTAGTACTAATAAATTATTTGCAGCAAGTGGCACAAATGTGTATGATGTTACATCATCAGGTTCAGTAGGAGGAGCTGTTGTTACTAGCTTATCTAATGCAAAGTGGGAATATGTTAATTTTACTATATCTGGTGGTTCCTATTTGTTTATGGTTAATGGAGCGGATTCGCCTCGGCATTATAACGGCAGTGCTTGGGCGACTCCGACTTTAAGCGGTGTAACAGGTTCTACTATTAATAATGTAACTGTATTTAAAGAAAGATTATTTTTTATAGTTAATAATAGTTTAAGTTTTGCTTATTTACCTATTAATTCTGTAGCAGGAACAGTATCTACTTTTGCTTTAGGAAGTATATTTGATTTTGGTGGGCATTTAGTTGCCGCTGGTTCTTTAACTAGAGATGGTGGTTCTGGTTCAGATGATTATATAGCATTTATAACATCAGAAGGAGAGGTGGCAGTTTATCAAGGAACAGACCCTAGTAATGCTACTAAATGGGCATTAGTTGGAGTATTTAAAATAGCAAGACCTATTGGTAAAAGATGTGTCATTAATGTAGGACCAGAGCTTATAGTAATAACAGAAGCTGGATTTATTCCTTTAACACAAATGTATGCAGAAAGTGAAGCAAATTATGCAAAAGCTATATCAGATAAAATTAGTGGTAGTATTTTAAGTAGTGTTACTAATTTTAAATCTACTTTTGGTTGGGAAGCTATTATTTATCCTAAAGGACAATATGGTTTATTTAATGTTCCAAATGATACAAGTGGTTCTTTTATACAATATGCTGTTAATTTAAATACAGGAGCTTGGGGTAAATTTACAGGTCAAAATGCTTATAGTTGGGCATTATTAAATGGTGTCTTGTATTTTGGCGGAAATACAAAAGTTCATCAAGCAGATAATGGTAATAGTGATGCTGGAACAGCTATACAAGGAAGTGCTAAAACAGCTTTTATTTATTATGGAAATAGAGGTACAACTAAAAGATTTACAGCAATTAGACCTGTTGTATCTTCCGATGCTTCATTACCAGTAAGTATAGGATTTGATGTAGATTTTAATGATGGAACAGCAACCTATACTCCTTCTAGTGCTACGACAAGCGGTGCATCTTGGGACACTGCTAGCTGGGATACTTCAGAATGGGCAGGAACTATTGCATCACAATTAGTATGGAGAAGTGTTGCAGATATAGGATGGAATGCGGCTATAAGAATTAAAACAAGCACAACAGCCCAAAGTATTAAATGGCATAGCACAGATATATATTATGAGGAAGGAGTTGGTTTATGATATTATCTGATAAAATATGGAACTTATTAGAACCAGCAACAAAATTAGCAGAAGATTTATCCAGAGAAGAATTAGAAAAAAATTTATACACCGGTTACTATAAATTATTTACTTATAAAGATTCGGCTTGCGTTATAGCAGAAACTAAAGATTCAATAAGAATTGGTTTAGGTGGTGGCAAAATAAATGAGATAAAAAAAATAGTTGACAAAATAGAAAAGTTTGCAAAAGAAAAAAAAATAAACTATATTGAAATTTTAGGACGAGCAGGTTGGGAAAAATCTTTAAATGGATATAAAAGAAAAGCAATATTATTAAGAAAGGAAGTTTAGAATGGCTTTTATTAAAAATTTTTTTAGTCCTCCAAAACCACCACCAGCTCCTGATTATGCTGGAGCGGCACAGGCACAAGGGGCAGCCAATGTAGAAACAGCTAGAGTAGAAGGCAGAATGAATAGACCTGATGTTTACTCTCCTTATGATATAACGCAAGTTACCGATTTAGGTGATGATAGATTTAGGCAAGATTATACTTTAAGACCTGAATACGAAGCACAAAGAAAAGCACAAGTTGGTATTACCGATAAATATTTAGATACAGCAGGAAATTATTTATCAGGATTACCACAGGATGCCTTTAGTTTAGGTAGTTTATCAATGGCACAACCTGGATTAATAGATAGAAGTAATTTTACTGCTATTCCTACAATGGAAAATATAGGCGATTATACTGCAAGAGTAGAAAAAACATATTATGATAGAGCTTTAAATAGAATTCAACCTCAACATCAACAAGAAATAATAGATTTACAGACTAGATTAATTAATGCAGGAATACCTGAAGGCACTGTTGCCCATACTAATGCTTTAAATGAATTAAGAATGGTACATCAAGATACATTAAGAGATTTAGCTCAACAATCTATAGCAGAGGGACAAAAATTAGGAGATGCTCAATTAGCAAGGGCAACTGATTTAAGAAGTTTTCAAACGAGTGATGCTTTAAGTAGTGTAGCAGAAAGAGAAAGAATAAGAGATAGGCAATTAAGTGATTATTTATTAGGAAGAACACAACCATTAAGTGAGATTGCTACTTTAGCAGGTGGAGCTCCTCCCCCACCAGCAGTAGCAACTACTGGATTAGATATACCAGCAACAAGTATAGCACCACCCCCAATTTTTGCAGCTGCAAGTAAAGCTGGAGATTATGGTTCAAATATTTATGGTAGCGAAATGGCTGGATATGGAGCTAAAATGGCTGCACTAGGTAATATAATAGGAAGCGGCTAATGGCAACTTTACCAACAAATATGAAAGGGCGAGACCCTTACCGTTATAGGCAAACAACTCCTTATTTAGATGAGATATTAGAGGAAACTTTAAGACAGAAAACAACATCTCCTAGTATGTATGCTGCAGAAGCTTATGGTGGCAATTTTCCAGCTATGAGTCTATTTTCAGACTATCTAAAAGGTGCCAGAAAAAGACAAGCTAGAGAAGAAAAACAGATAGCAACCTCTGACGAAGCGACTGCAAAGTCTTTAGTTATGCAATTAATCCAAGATAAAGATATAAATATCTCTCCTAGTGGTGATATAACACGAGGAGCTGAACCCACTGATGTAACTAATATGACTATGCAAGATGCTATTAATAATCCTCAACTTTTAACGACAGAGGCATTAGCAGGAACAGGACAAGAGCCAGTAAAGTATAGATTTGGACCACAAGAAGACCCTAATTGGTGGGAGAGAAATGTTCTAGGAGCTCAATTAAGAGGCGAAGAAACAGATAATATTTATGATATTATGGGTAAAGCAAATATTCCAATAAAAGACCAATTAGCTTTAATGGAGATGAGAAAGCCAACAGGAGAAGATGAATATACCTATGAAGAAAAAGAAGTTGGGGGTGTGTTATTAGAATTAAAAAGAAATAAAGCAGGACAAATAGTAGAAAGAAGGGTTATAGATGATTTTGCCCCATCAAGAGCTCAAGGTAATTTTACTTTTACTAAAAAAAATAATGCTGGTGAACTAGTATCACAAAAAGCAGCTGGATTTTATAAAAAAGGAGAACTTTATTTAAATATAGATGGAAAAGCTATTAAAGCATCTACAATACCAGGAATTCAAAATATACAAGAAGATAAAGTTCAAAAAGTAGAAACTAAAAATGTAACTGGAGAAGCAGATAAAAAGTGGTATGAAAAAATTGGCGGAAATGCGGCTGATAGATATAATACTCATATAACTCAAGGATGGTCGGCTACTAATAGTATAAATAAAATAAACACTATGTTAACTGTTTTATCAAGAACAGATGTAGGTCCTACAACACCAACAGTAGATTTTTTATCTAATTTTGCTAGAGATTTAGGGATAAATATAGACCCTACTCAAGCGGCTAACAGAGATTGGTTAACAGCTCAAATAAATGAGCAAATATTAGGAGAAGTAAAAAGATTAACTGGTCCAATATCAGAAAAAGAATTAAAATTTTTAAGCAAATTAGCACCTACTTTATTGAGAACAAAAAGAGGAGCTCAATCTTTATTAGTTTATAGAAAATTTTTATATGCTAAACAAGCCGCTTTTAGAGATTATGTTCTTGAGGAAAGTGGAGGAAAAATACCAAGTGCTGAACAATATCTAAAATTTGAGGGAGATTTTCAGAATTCTGATATAGGTAAAAAAAGTTTAGTAAAATGGTTAGAAGATACTATAGATGAAGAATCAAACCAATTTGCTCTAAGAATGGACCCTAACTCTCCTTTTTATGAGGAAGGTTATGATGATATAGCTTATAAAAGAGATAGAAAATGGTTACTAACAAAAAAATATAATAGAGACCATTTATTAAAAATGTGGAATGAAGGGGATTATTAAGAATGGATGAAGAAGATATAAAAAGATTAAACGAGGAGGTTGATGCTGAAATTGCAGCAGATAATCAAAAAATTGTAGGACAACCTGGTTTACAAACAGATAAAATATTTTTCCACGATAGAGATAAAAAACATATTGGTATTAAAGGTGGTGGAGAATATAATCCTAATTGGATGGATATGTCATCTTATTGGCGAGGAACTTCAGGAGAAGAACAGAAAATTCCTATACCTGATATATATATAGATTATAGTAAAAAAAGAACTATAGACGATATGAGAGCTACAGGACAAGCTTTGTTAGGCACTGGTGATGAAATAGAGGCTTTTTATAAAAGTTATGTAGATAAAAATTCTAAAAATTACACAGAAAATTTAAATACAATAAGAAGTGAGATTACAAAATATCGAGAAGAAAATCCTGGTGCTTCTATAACTTCTGAAGTGTTAGGAGGTATATTAACAGGACCTGCTTATATAGGAAAAACTGGATTAGCAACTTTTGGTAGAATTTTATTAGGTGGCGGATTAACTGGTTTAGGAAAAGCAGACCCTGATGAAAATTTAAAAGAATATAATTTAGATTTAGAATTACCAGGGCAAACTATGTTTAGATTAGAGCAAGGATTTAATGGTAGTTTATTTTCTTTACCTTTTGCTATGTTAGGCAGATATTTACAACCAGATGCGGTAGCTAAAATAATGCAAAATAAAGGAGTTCATATCACACCAGGAATGATGACTGGTGGAGAGGCTAAATCTTTAGAAAAAATATTTGAAACATTACCTGGGGGTAGTGCTATTATAGCTAATAAAGCAAAAGCTTTAAAAACATTTAATGAAGTAGCTTATAGAGAGCTTTATGGCGATATTAATAATGTTTTAAAACAAATTATAAAAAGAAATCCAGTCTTTAAAGATGGTATTCCTGTTTATGAGAAAAGTGTTAAAGGTTTAAAATTTCCTAAAATAAAAATAAGCCAAAAGGGAGTTAAAGAAGGAGATGGATTTGAATTATTTAAAACAGCAGATAAACATATAGATAAAATTTATAAAGAATTTCATAAAGTAGTTAAATTAAGTAATAAAGGAGATATAGAGAATCAAATAACGACTAAAATAGATGAATTATTGCCAGAAAAATCAGCTAAATCAATGAAAGAATTATTAAATAAAGTTTTATATCATAGATTTACTAAACCCACTAATGAACAAGGTCCAGGAGGATTTGTTTTAGAAGGAAATAATTTAAAAGAGGCTATGAGTGTTATTAAAAGAATGTGGCGAAAAGAAAATAAAGGAACAGGAGCTGTAACAGAACTTAATGCTAAAGCTTACAAAGCGGTAGCAGATATATTAACTAAAGAGATAGCAAAACAAAACCCTAAATATGCTCAACAATATCTAGCTTTTGATGCTTTATATCCTAAATTTTTAACTTTAGAAAAAGCTATAAATTCAACTAAAAACCTTCCTGGATATTTTTCTCCTGATAATTTAATAGCGGCAGGTAAAAGTCTTAGTGGTCAAGGCAGTAAAAAAAATTACGCATTAGATAAAACTTTTTTTGGAGATTATGGAAGGCAAGGAAGTTATTTAGGTATCGGTGATGATACTAAAGAAATGGCTGGTTATTATGCTATAGGTTTAGCTACTTCTGGTGGATTAGGTATGGCATCAGGAAATCCTTTTGCTGGATTTGCAGCTCCTTATGTAGGAGGTGCTCTATATAGAGGATTAGCAAGACCGGTAACTGGAGCTGTTAGACAAGGCGCAGTTCCTGGATTATCGCCTATGCTATCTGATGTATTAAGAGAGAGATTTAACTATTAAATATTGATTTATAAATAAAAAAAGGATATAAACACACGAAAGGAGAATAATTATGGGTTGGTCAGGAGGAACATACACAAGGTCCGATGGAGTATTTACAGGAACTTCTATTTGGCAAAGTAATAGAGATGCAGGAACAAAGATTGTTGCAGATAGACACGACACCCACGACCAAGATTTAGCTACAGGTATTAATTCTTGTATAAATAAAGATGGCTCTAATGCTATGACAGGTGCTATGAATATGGGTAGCCAAAAGATTAGCTCTCTAGCAGATGGGGTAGCACATACAGATGCAGTAAATGCAGGACAGATACAAGATGGCGGATTAATATTTCAAGCAACAGATAGTGGTAGTGCCAACACTTATGCAATCGCTTTAACACCAGCAGTAACAGGTTATGTTGCAGGGCAAGTATTTCACTTTAAGGCTGCCAACGCATCTAGTGGTGCATCAACCTTAAATGTAAATGCACTTGGAGCAAAGAATATAAAAAAGAAAAATGACCAAGATATTGCAGCTGGTGATATAGAACAAAATGCAATCGTATCTGTAATTTATGATGGCACATCTTTTCAAATGTTATCACAATTAGGTACATCAGCAGGTTCTATGAGTTCTTGGACATTATCTGGCGATAGTGGTAGTAATCAAACAGTAGAGGATGGTAACACAGTTGATATAGCTGGAGGTACAGGTATAGATACAGTAGCTGGTTCTACGGATACAGTAA